CCGCCTTAGGTTATGCCTCAGGGATGAATACAGTACGTCACATTGAGCATCAATTAGCAGCTAAGATGATTGTTAATAAGTTCGCTGATCTAGCTGTTAATCCTGATAAGATTGCTAAGTCATTAGCACGTCTGGAGGATATAGGAGTAGATGGAACTGAGTTAGATAAGATAGTCCGGGCAGTTTCACGACATGCTGAATTTGAAGGGTCTACCCTTAAGAAGCTGAATCTTGATAAGTGGAATCCTAATGTAGCTGAGACATTTGCATTCGCAATAAATAAGCATACAGCTCAAGTAGTACAACGTCAACTGTCAGGGGAAACCTCTAGTTGGATGCATAAGTCTATCGGTTCATTATTGACCCAGTTCAGACACTTCCCTATTGTTGCATATGAAAAGCAGCTACTACGGAATGTAAGAATACATGACCAAGCACTCTTTACTACTTTACTGTATGGCTTTGGTGTATCCTATGGTATCCAAGCTATTAAGGCTGGGTTAGCTGGGGATGATGTAACGTCACCTGATACGTTCAAACGTAGTGTTAACTATATGGCTATGGCTACATTAGCACCTGATATATTAACTATTGCTGCTGAACTTAAGCTTGCACCTGAATCATTTAACTTCCACAAGGCTGGTAACACTGGGGCACGTCAAGACGAGTTTGACATCGCTGACTTCGTACCTGCTGCTGGATATGTTAACAAGGCTGCTAAGTCAATCGGGACAGTTGGTAAAGCTATTCAAGGAGACTACACTAAATCAGACGTAAAGACTACAGTAGGCGCAGTGCCTTTGAGTAACACATTAGCCGTAAAGATGATCCTAGAGGCAATGGGAGAATAAATAACAGGGGGCTTATGCCCTCTCCACGGAGTAAGCATGAGCTTTTCTATTAATACAGTCACCTCTGATGGTGTTGAAACACAGTTCCCAGTTAGTTTTACTAATGGGATATACGACAGAAATAATGTAAAGGTCTACGTTCAGGATGATGTAGACGGTACAGGTAATCAACTAGAGCGCTCATTCACTTGGATTAACGATGGTATTATTGAGCTTGATGTAGCTGCACCTGCTGGTAAAACTGTTACACTAAAACGTGTAATGAATAAGAATGAACCTGATGTTAATTATGTAAATGGTGCTATTCTAGATGAATCAAATCTGAATCAGTCACTAGATCAATTACTAGCGATTCAGCATGAGATTCTAGATGGTTCAGGTATTGCGGCATTCAATCAAGATGTAGATATGAATGGTTACAGACTTACGAATGTAGGTCAGGGTACACAGGATAACGACGTAGGCACTGTTGGGCAGATTAAAGGTTTTGAAGAATCTGCAAGTTCATCTGCTGCTGCTGCTGCTGAGGCTGCTGCTTATGCTGCTTCATCTGCTTTCCTTTCTCAGGGGGCTTACAATGACTTCGCCGCTAACTATGCAGGGTCTGGTGATACTCTTCCTGTCACAGCTACAGACGGGCAACGGTTCCACTACACAGGTGCTACGTTTGAAGTAGGTGAGTACCTATGGTTAGACGGGAACATTGACCCCGTCACTTCCACTGGTTGGAGGGAGGTCAGTGGCGTAGGGCCACAAGGCCTACAAGGCCCTACAGGCGCTGAAGGTATCCAAGGCCCCATAGGTATACAAGGTATCCAAGGGATTCAAGGTCAGACTGGTATTCAAGGAGAGACAGGTCTACAAGGTATCCAAGGGATTCAAGGGGAGGCCGGTAACACAGGCCCTCAGGGCACACAAGGGATACAAGGTATCACTGGTGCTACAGGCGATGCTGGAACGTCTTTCACTGTAGATGAGGTTGGCCTCTTCGCTGGACGTACAGCCTTTGATGCTGCTGCTGATGGGTTCTCCTACTTAGCTACAGACCATGTTAACGCTATTGGTACAGGTAGTTTGTTTGTTAAACAATCAGCCACTAATGCAGACTGGTCAACAGCCATACCGTTCGGTGTTGGCCCTGAAGGTGCCCAAGGTATCCAAGGAATCACAGGGACGCAAGGCCCTCAAGGTGAGGACGGCATACAAGGCGACCAAGGTATCCAAGGGCCTACAGGAAACCAAGGCCCACAAGGGGAGGATGGTATCCAAGGCCCTGTGGGTGATGCAGGCCCAGACGGAGCTACAGGCCCACAAGGCGCCCAAGGCCCCGCGGGTGATCAAGGCGCTACAGGTGCTACTGGCTCTACTGGCCCTACAGGTTCACAAGGTATTCGGGGCTCCCGTTCATACTATACATCAGGGCAGACTTCTTGGACAACAACAACTGCTCTTACTGAGATAGGAGAGAGCGCTCTAGAGAATGATGTATCAGTACAGTATGATACAGCTACAGGGTTCTCAGAGACAAGGTCTTATTCAGGTACAGCTCCAGAGACTAGTTCAGCTAACTGGGATGTAGTTGATCAGACTGTTAACTCTACCCCCATCATCGTAGGAGGAGTGGCTACATCTTTCGAGATAACTAACTCAGACAGTCTTCTGTTTGGAGAGTCAGCAGGGGAGACTGCGGTAGGCGTTGATGTTGTAGCGGTAGGAGTTCGTGCAGGAAACACTAGACTAGGAGACAGGAGCGTTGCTATTGGCCTAGAGGCTGCTGAGACAAACACTGTTGCAAACACTAACAGAGTATCTATAGGACACCGGGCAGGAAGGACTAATCAGGCTGGTGGTGCTGTGGCAATAGGGACTAGTGCAGGGGCAACCTCACAAGGATTGAGTACTGTGGCTATCGGAAGCGAGGCTGGGTCTACGAGCCAAGGGAGAGATTCCGTAGCTATCGGGAACAGTGCTGGGCAAACTTCTCAGGGGACTGAGTCTGTAGCTATCGGGAACCGCGCATCAGAAACTTCTCAGGGTGAGGAGTGTGTGTCAATAGGGGAACAGTCCTCTACAGCAGATCCGCGATCCGTTTCAATAGGTAAGCTCGCTACCTGTGGTGGGAGCAACTCCGTTTCAATTGGCGCGTACTCTGAGACACTCACGTCATTCTGTTCCTCTATAGGAGATAGTGCAGGGGTTAACAGTACAGGAGGCACCTTCGCACTTAACCAAACGTGCTTAGGCTATAACTCAGCCTGTACAGGTGGCTACCAAGTACAGCTTGGAGATTCAGGTACTACTACTTATGCTTATGGCTCAGTACAAAACCGCTCTGACTCTAGAGACAAAGCTGATGTTACAGGGACAGAATTAGGTCTGGACTTTATCAACGCACTAACCCCTGTTCAGTTTAAGTGGGACTACCGCGAAGATTACAGAACAGGCGAAGGCCAAACGCTGTCTGACATCACTAAGGACGGTAGTAAGAAACGCATACGACAGCACCAAGGCTTCATCGCTCAGGAAGTTAAGCAAGTTATGGATGCGCAAGGCGTAGACTTCGCTGGCTATCAAGACCATTCTATCGCAGGAGGGGCCGATGTTAAGTCCCTCGGTTACGAAGAGTTCATCGCGCCTATGGTCAAGGCTATACAAGAGTTAACCGCAAGACTGGAGGCGTTAGAGAATGCTTAAGATATTTTCAGTAGTAACTTTACTTACCCTAGCAGGGTGCGCAAACGTGTCTCCTTATGGAGGCTTCAGCTACCATGATACGTCCTTAGACAGGCCAGAGATTGATCTGTGCCCTGTGCTAGGCTTTGTAGGAGCTGAGTACAAGGGAGATAATTGGGGAGATGTGAGCCTGTTTGGTGAGCACACTTCAGGCATCTGCACGACAGAGGCAGGTGCCGGCCTTAACCAAGTCGGCATCATTTTTAGGAAGTAGTTGGAGATTGAGGCTGAAATAGCTAAGACACATAATGAACAGGAGTAGAGAAGCAACATGATTAACTCACTACAGGATATAGCTGTACCTGTGGCAATATCCCTTACTATCGCAGCAGGGGGTATGACGGTCAGTAACTCTAGAGACGTGGCTGTGCTACAGACAGAAACTACTAGTATGCTAGAAATACAACGTGAGATGAATAAAGACGTTAAAAATATCAGTAGACTTGTCTATCATATAGACGCTAAATTGGAGGATCTTCCACATGAGTAGAGGTTCAGAGACTGACATAGGTGTAATGCATGGAAGGCTTACACAATATTATAATAAACGTTTAGAGACTGAATTAGCAGATGATGTAGATGAACTAGCAATAGGCATCTCACCTGCTGAGTTAACCGCTATGAATAACTTCATTAAGCAGAACGGAGTAACTTGTATTGCAGAAGAAGATGCAGGTATGTCTGAGCTTAAGGATAGATTAGCTAATAAACGAAAGCATGGTAAAGCTAAATTAAAAGCAGTTACATCAATAACAGGATAGTATTATGGCAGGTAAAGAGAGTGCTGAGTTAGCACTAAAACGATGGACAGAGTTAGAGGCACTACAGGAGCATTATGTAGAGTTCAGTGACTTTCTTTACGATGGTATAGTTGAGTTAATGGGATTCAACTGTACAGCCTTACAATTGGATATAGCTGATTTCATGCAGCATCATCCTAATCCTTATAAACAAGTACAGGCACAACGTAGTCAAGCTAAAACAACCATTGCGGCATTCTTTGCTGTATGGCGAATGATCCATGATCCCTCATTCAGGGTACTTATATTCTCTGCTGCCTCAGGTATGTCAAGTGAGATAAGTGGTTGGATCGTACAAATTATAATGGGATGGGACATACTTGAGTGCATGCGTCCTGATAGACAGGCTGGTGACAGAGCCAGTACAGAGAACTTTGATATACATCATTCTCTTAAAGGGCCAGAGAAGTCGCCCTCAGTTGCATGTCTAGGTGTTGAATCTAGCATGCAGGGTAGACGTGCTGACTTGGTTATTGCAGATGACGTTGAGTCTGCTAAGAATTCAAGGACACAAATACAACGTGATAAGCTACTAGGCTTCACACGAGATTTTAGTTCTATCTGTCAACAGGGTGAGATCCTGTACTTAGGTACACCTCAGTCTGGTGACAGTATATATAATACATTACCGGGACGTTCCTATACGTTACGTATCTGGCCGGGTCGTTACCCTACATCTGAAGAGTTACCGGGTTACGGTGGTATGCTTGCTCCGTTTATATTGGACGCGTTAACTACTGACCCCACTCTACAAACAGGAGGTGGCCCTGCTCATGACAGAGGTAAGCCTACTGATCCTGAGTTACTAGGCGAGGAAGCACTTGTATCTAAAGAGATAGACCAAGGGTCAGCTTACTTTCAACTACAGCATATGCTATGTACAGAGTTAAGCGATAAGCTAAGGTTCCCACTTAAGATAAAGAACTGTATGCTTTTTCCATTGGATCAAGAACATGCACCGGGTAAACTGATATGGCAACCTATACCTGAGAACAATGCAGGGAGAATGCCACAGAGTCCAGTCAATGAAGACTTCTTTAGAGCGGCACTTGCATCTGATGAATTATTTAAATACACTCACAAGATCATGTATGTCGATCCTGCTGGTGGTGGACAGGGTGTGAGTAATGGTACTCTAGATGAAACAGCGTACTGTGTACTTTATTACTGCAACGGTTATATATTCGTAATGGATATAGGTGCCTTACCGGGTGGCTACGATGAGTCGGTGTTCTCTGAGTTAAGTGCAGTATATAATAAGTGGGGAGTTAAACAGGCTTATGTAGAGAAGAACTATGGTTCAGGTGCCTTAGCAGCGATGTGGAAGCAGACTGACTCTAATGTATCTATAGAGGATGACCATGTAGTGGGTCAGAAAGAACTACGTATATGCGACACTCTAGAGCCTCTTATGGCGAAGCACAGGATTATCTTTAATGATAACCTACCTGAGTTAGATATAAAACTCTCTAAGAAGTACCCTACTGAGAAACGTGCAGTATACCAGATGTTCTTCCAGTTGCAGAAGATAACTAGAGATCGTGACGCTTTAATACACGACGATAGACTTGATGCATTAGCTGGTGGTGCTAAGGTATTAATGGACTTAATGTCTATTAGTGAAAAGGCTGCTATTACTAAAGTACAAGTAGATAGGTATAATAAGATGATGGCTGATCCATTAGGTACAGGTCGTAATCAATTCAATCAACAGGCTGCTACGGGAGGCAATAACATGCTATCCGTGATGGGCAGATATAGGAAGTAACATGCAAGTATCAGACTTACCAAGAGATCCATTAGGTACATTGAGTTCAGTCAGGTCTAAGTTAACAAGTTTAGTTAACTCTTCTAAACACTCTGCCAGTAAAAGGGCACTCCTTAAGGAAACTCTAGTATGTGTACTCACTGAGTTAGAGACACAGGAGACACCGATTATAGATGATATAATTGAGGCAATGGAAGAAGAGGTTGTACCTACTCCTGAGTTTAAAACTAAGAAGAGAGCTACAGCGAGAGTAAAGAAAGATGCGGTTATTTGAACGATTATTTAAACTGACTGTACTTATAGTACTATTAACTGCCTGCGGCTCTAAACAGTTACAGGAGTCTACACAAGAAGTATATGCCCACCAAGCCCACGTAGAGTCCTCTCAGGACGCTGTACAGTCTAAGGGTGCCAACGTTAAGGGTAAGGTGGAGAACGTGGTTACAGAGAACACTACAGGGGTTCCTGTGTACTGGTTCATTATAGGAGCACTCATCTTCGGGATGGTGATACCTCAACCAAGTTTCATGAAATTAATATTTTAAGAGGGATATATCATGGCTAAGAATGCACCTAACGTGACATTAACAAGTAATGATCTAGTGCTGTGCAATAACAGCACGATAGAAGCATATTTTACTGGAGTTCCTAGCGGCTGGACTGCGGGGGCTTTGGGTGGTGGTGGTGGAGAGTTACGCGCGTTCCCTAATGCTGAGGGTGTTGGGACACTAACACGCGGCGGCTCAGGCGGCACAGTTTACCAAGTCACTAACCTGAACAACTCAGGAGCAGGAAGCTTTAGGGCAGCTTGTGAAGCTAGTGGCGCAAGAACTGTTGTGTTTAATGTCAGCGGTACGATTAACCTGACAAGCGAGCTGTTGGTATCTAATCCTAATATCACGATTGCGGGTCAAACAAGTCCCAACGGCATCATCATTGCTGGCTACCGTATGACGGTAAACACCAATGACTTTATCATGCGGCATGTTAGGTTCAGAACAGGGACTCATAACAACGGTGGAACCTCTGAGTTCTCTCGCTCGTTTCAGGTTAATGGTGATGGCAATGGCTACCCTAATGCGGCTTATAACGTAGTTGTAGACCATTGTTCCTTTGCTTGGGGAACAGATCAAACAGTTACAGTTCAAGAAGATGCTTATGATGTAACTATAAGCTGGTGTGCAATTAATGAAGCTCACGACAACGGTGGAGCAAACCACGGTTTCTCTATGTTCTTCTGGGGGCGATACACTGATGTGGGGCGTGAATACTCAGTACACCATAACTATTTATCCAACAGTCGATACCGTAACCCAGAAATCAACTACAAAGGCAAGCTGGATTTCGTTAACAATGTTGCTTACAACTCTATGCGCGGCTCAATGGTTAACGTACAAGAGAACGGAGACAACGGCAGCAAAGACGAAATAGAAATGAATGTAGTGGGCAACCTCAACAGGTTTGGCCCCAACACTACAGACACAAACAAAGGTGTTGTTGATTTCTACGAGTACAGTGATGATCCAGGATTGAACCCTATTGTTTACCCATCAGGCAATATTGGTGGAAATGATGGCACTGTAAACATTGTCACAGGCACAGACACTTCCCCTTTCCAGTTTTATCCAACAGTAGACGCAGGGTTCATCTCTGGCAGTGCATTCACATTTGATGAGAGCGTTGCCGCTACCGCTATGACTGCGGGCTACGCAACAACAGTCGCTCAAACAGCGGGCGCTACAGTTCCACAGCGCGATTCTATTGATATCCGCTGTACTAACGACTTCGACGCAAACACTGGTCGTATTATCGAATCAACATCTTATCCCTCAGATTGGCCGGATCTAGCAACAGGCGCGCCTTCAGCACCTACTGACACAAACGGTGATGGGATTCCAGATGCTTATGAAGTCTACAAAGGCTACGCAGCGGAAGCACTGAGCCCAACAGGTACAGCGCCAAGCGGCTACACGTGGATAGAAGAGTATGCAAACGATCTTGCAGACGACAATTGGAGTATTAGCTAATGGCTTTCGGTGACATATTAAACACTCCGGCAACGGACAGCGCTTCTAGTAACTTCGCTAATACTATTACTGTGACATTGGCAGCAACTCCTGCTTCTGGCTCAGCAATTATAGCTTGTTACTCGACAGCAGCAACAACAGCTTCAGCAGATGACATGAAGCCAACAGGCTTTACGGTAGCGTCAGAGGCAACTAACACAGCTATCAACCGTAAAGTCTCACAGTATCTTAAGATATCAGACGGGACAGAGACGGCTGTTACTTGTGGAGGTGGAGACGCTTACGCAGGTGAGGTAGTTGTTTATGTTGTCGATGTCGCTGGCAATGCTACGCCACTGGGCGATGTAGGGGCTAACAGCCCTAGCACTGGTGACGACACTAACCCTATTGCATGTGGCAGTGTTACAACTACTACAGCTAACGCTTTAGTTATTGCGGCAGCTACTCACACGTCAGGTGCTGGCGGTGTTGCAACCCCAAGCACAGGGTTTACTCTAGGCTCTACAGTCCAAGCGTCCGGCTCTGGACTAGCCACGATACACAATCTACTTAGCGCAACTGGCACAGAGTCTCCGACAGTATCAATGGCTGGTGGGGTATCTGATAACGCGGGTTGCTCCTTGTCTTTATATGAAGCGGTGGCGGCGGTTGCAACTATCGTTGATGTTGATGTTGACGGGCGCATACACAAAGGGCAGTCAACGCTTACGTTTAATACTTCAAACATACCAACAGCAACAACTTATCAAGCATTTATAAACTCAATCGAGTTACCATTTGTTTCACGAGTTGGCGACTTATTTACATTTACAGTACCGGCAGCAGTTAAAGCATTGGCCAGTGCTTCTTACACAACTTTATTTATATACACACTATAGGATTTTATTATGAGCGGATTAAACACAGCAGCACGTAACAACCGAATCGACTTTGTAACTACTCAATTTGATGCAGGTGCAAGCGGCGGTTTATTGGATTTCTATACAGCACCACGTCCAGCAACAGGCGCTACTCCTACAGGTGCAACTAAGTTAGCGACTTGTACATTGAGCGCCACATCATTTCCAGCCGCAGCAAGTGGCACAGCTACAGCTAATGCCGTCACAGGTGATACCGCTGTTGATGCGGGCACCGTGGTTTGGTGTAGAGGTACAGATAGTGACGGCAACTTTGTAGAGGATTACTCAGTTGGCACATCCGGTGCAGAGGTTATTGTTAATGCAGTAGTGCTAGAGCAAGACGCACCACTTGACGTTGA